ATTCCATCATCTATTATAAATATACTTATTATTTTTACTTTATTTATATGCAGTATGTATTCTATTCAAATTTATCTTGATATTCTTAGTAGAGATAAAATGAATTTTAATAAATTAGATTTACCAGAACCTACATTGAGGACTGAAAAAGAAAATACTAATTCTAATAAAGAAAATGATTTACTATCAGGTATGAATTTATATGGTTGTGTTGGGTCTTATTGTTGTAGTGAAGGCACAAAATGGGATAGTAGCCTTACAAAATGTGTTCATGATAATGAATATGTTGCGTCCTCTAATGAAGAGAAGAATACTGAACAATTTAGCACAATATTTACTAATCATAAATTAAATAATAGACGCATAGATATAAACAAAGTTGCTAATAATTCCGCAACTGAATATGACAAATATGCTCGTATTTAAATATAAAAATATCATAATATACTATATTTATTAACATATTATGAGTTCAAAATCTAATATTAATAAAAAAATAGACTTTGAAGAAACACGATTGCAGTTAGAAGAAATATTATCTGCTATTGATAAAAAAGAGAAAGAATATATTGATTTATCTACCACTATAAATACTAATACTAATACAAATCTAAAATTAAAATCTAAAATACAACAATTACAAACAGACAGATCTATTTTACAAAAACTATATGATGAAACTATTATTGCTATAAATGATATAGATAGCTATGGTAAATTACAACAACGAAGTCTTACTTTTTTCAAAAAGGAGTATGATACATTATACACTAAGGTAATTGATAGAAAACTATTACGATTTAACCAATCTACTAAAACTAATGATAAATTGTTACATCTTAAAAATAAATTAGAATCTGAATTTAGCAATGACGCGCGTAATTCTGATTATCAACATGAACAAAATAAAGTATTTATTACTTTAAATAACATATTTTTTTGGATATATTATAGTATTTTAGCTATATTATGTTATTATTTATTTTATATACAAACTGATATGAAATTTAATATAAAAATATTATTAATTATCTTATTAACTGTTTTTCCTTTTTCATATTATATGTATGACGTAATTATGTAGATAAAATATAACTCTATTATATATTATCTATTATGACAACAATTAAACCTGTTATTAACCAACCATATTATAATAAACCTCATAAATTTGATTTTTTAAAGCGAACATCCGTATATGTAGGTGATTCAGGAAGTAATACAAAGGTTATTGATTTAAATAAATATTTGGAAAATGGTAAATACGAAATATATAATTTTGATGGTTTTTATAAGGTTTGCTGTGGCGATACATTCAGTACTACTATATCAAATAATAAATTATATATTAGACGAACTGATTATAGTGGTGGTTGGGGGCAATATCTTACTGCTTACATTAATTTAATAAATATTGAAGATTTTGAACATCAATTAAATTCTGCTCAGTTAAAGGCATGGAAAAAAGATCAAAAATATATTACTGATTTACAAACATATGAAGAAGTTATAATGAATAAAAGTAGTGAATTATATAAATTAAATCAAGAAATTCAACAAAATGAACAAACTATATCTAACATAGATATTGATATTTCTTCAATGAAACAAACTATTAAAGATTCTAAAAATACTATTAATAAAAAGGAAAATGATTTTAGTAAATCTAAAGAACAATCTGTTAAACAATTACGTAAAGTTATTCCTATGAAATATGAAGAAACTAGTGAAGACAATAATTATTATAATGCTTTACTAACACAAAATCAAGAACTTGATATAAACTTAGACGATAAGATAGATAGTTATACTACTGCTGATAGAGAATATCTAGTTAATGATAGAAAGACTCCAAAATATATTTCTATTAATAATATTTTTTTAATAATTTATATTTTTATTGCGTCTTTTGTAATTTATAAAATATTATATGGTATGATTTCTAATAACATATATGCTAAGATTATTAGTATAATTATAATTATTTTATATCCTATTTACATATATTTTATAGAAATTAAAGCATATAATTTATTCTTATTCTTTAAAGCTGTAATAAGAGGAGAACCTTACGTTCAATACGAATAAAAAATATAAGTTTTATTTTATATTTTTTATTTAATTACATTTATAACTGTTTCATATCAACGTCGTTTGTATTATTAGATATTATATTATAAGAATCATCCTCATCTGCGTCTTCATATTTGATTGAAACGCCATACCACTTAGAACCTTTACAGTTTCCGTAAGTTCTATCCATAAATTCGTGTAAATCACGTGGTGAAGGTCCCCTACCGCCATAATTAGTATCATGCCATCGCACAAACTCATTATTCAATTCAGATTTAGATATAAATTTGCTTTTATCTGAGCGAATTATGCAATCATCAGCAAATTCAGAAATATAATCTTGAGATTTTCGATATTGATTCGTCTTCTCCATGACAATTGAACAATCGTTAACAATACCGTTAGTTTTACAAGCACGTTCAACTAACATACTCATGAACACCTCTTTCCACGAATCAAACTTCTCGTCAATGGATTTATCTAGTTTGAACTGGTAAGGTTTTTCTGCATCATTCTCTACTGGATTTTCTGTAAATAAAGATTTAAACGGAACCGCTCGGATACGTCTCCAGGTACCCCAATCATTTGACTGTACTTTAAGTAACACATTACAGGTAACGACTAACTTAAATTGTGGAATAAAAGAGATAGTTTTTAACATGTATGGTGCTCTAGCTTGGATAGGGTCCTTGCCTGAAGTTAGCTGCTTCATAATACCTTCATTAATTATATCACCTTTTTGAGGCTCCTGCATTACTGCGTAACGAGTACCTTTTAGTTGTACTATCTCTGGTGCTAACCCACCAACTTTTCCTCGTCTGTCAGTTACGGCAGATAGCGGGACATCGCCTTTATAATCGCCTAATACAATTTCCATTAAATTAACTAACACAGATTTACCATTCTGACCCTGACCGATATAGTTGTTAAAAGTTTGATTTGTGCTTGTACCCATAAGCGTTGATGCAAGATGGTCCCACATATATTCTAATAACTCTTTTTCTGGAAAAAGCTTAGACATAAAATCATTAATCTGATCTATAATTGCTTGATCGCGTAATATATTTAATTCTTGATAAATAATATTGGTGCTTTTAGAAATATTATCTTCTGGGATACCACGTCTAAATTTTTTTTCTTTAAAATCAAAGACACCATTTTTGAAGCATAAAAGATAAGGGTTTGTATCGAGTTTATCTATAAATTCTCCATCATAGAATAATTCCTTCGCTTCTTTCATAATATTGTTCTTATCAGTAGTATTTGCTAATCGTTTAGTAATATTAAATATACGCTGAGATATTAACTTACTAAAATCATCTTGTTCAGCTACAGGATCTATTTCATCATTAATAATTCTGCGACCATCGTTAGCTTTGTTCATATACTGAACCGCCTTGTTTCTGTATAACTCCCTCAACTGATTTGATATAGCTTTCCTTAATGTAGTTCCTTGGTCTACTTCAAACCATCGATGATTCTTGTACTCCATCCACAGATTTCCTTTGACAGAAACGCATACGTAGCTATCTTTAAACCTGTGATAAAGAACAGTAGCTAGGTCATAATCGCCACATCCTTCTCTCTCATCCTTGTTACCACTTCTAGATGTGTTACCTCCAATCTTTAAAGTCTGTTCAACATGATAATCTAGTGAATTTTTCCTTATATTCTCATATTCTTCAGGGGATTCATTCTTAGCCCAATGGTATAAAGAACGTTTAGTAATACCATTGGGAGAGCTTGGATCAAACGTCTTCCATCTTTCACAAAGATTTGGAATATCTGAATAATTAAAAGTGCTGGATTTAGCACTAAACGCAATCCATACAATCAATAAATTATTACTGATGTTTCTTAAACACCAGCCTACTCTGATCCACTTTTGGTAAGATCCTTCGCCATAATAAGATTCAGGTAGAATCATAACGTAATCATATGAATCCTTTAAGTCATAGTCTATTTGATTAATATTATCTAAGAAATTATTTAAAACTGAATTTAACTCGTCAGCGTTACGTATAGATGAAATATTAACATCTTCTATATTAACTATTGAAGGAACACGTATTAATGCTCGCGGACTATTACCGCGGTTACCTGCTTTAAGTTCATTTACGCGCTTGAATTCTTCAAGTTCAGGAATAAATGAAGATTTATATACTAAGGAAGGGTTTTCTTGGTTCCTAACTGACAATTTGTAAATATCATTTACTAGATTAAAACTTGATAAAGGGAGCTCAGACCGCATAAATTCATCGTCTTGATCATCATATGTAATTTCATATATGTACGTTAGCTTATATCTCTCGTGATTAGGCTTTCGGGAACCATATAGTTGCCAATTTACAGTACCATCTGTTATTCCCTTATCAAAAACGTCTTCAAACGTATTAGTAATATGTAAGTCAGACCACATATCAGATGCCTCAGATATAATACGATTTCTAATAATTTGTTGAGCCGCACGTTCAGTTCGTAATCCAAATAGAATGTGGATTCCATCTTTAGTACAATTTTTTTCTTTAATTCTATTTACTGTTGGCTTTTGTTGGACATAAACCGAAAAAGATGTATTTGAATCTAATTGATAGATGCTTTTAAAAATGTCCAAGTAGCTATCAATTAGGTCATCTATATGTTCTTTAGTATATTGTCGTTCATCTACATCATAATCAAACCTGAAATCAATGTCCACTACTAATGGACCGTTATTTAGCAATTGCTTTTCTGTTAAATACTCTTTTTTTGATGGATTTAACATTGACTTTGCGTAGTGATTCAAAAATATATTATATTCTGAATCCGATATTGAATATGAACCCGCGTAGATATTATGTTCTTTGCTTCCTATTTTCGTATTTGTAATTTCTTTGTTGTCGCCTTTTTTTATTAAATTTTTTATTAACATATCGGTTAGACCAGCATATTTATTAGATTTAGATAATTGTTTTGATGAATATGCAGTATTCGCATTTTGAGGAGGATCCATCCTTAGAATATATTAGTGTGATATTTTTATTATTGTTTTGTAACAATATAGTTTATTCAATTTTCTGTTAAATTATTTTAATAGCATAATTGCTTTAAGTAATTATATATATTATTTAAAATATATACTGATAGTATTTACTAAATAAATAGATAAAATTGAAATATCTTATTACTCAAAATATAATAAAAATAATAACATATTTTATATATAAAGATGCGGTTTTGCGTAAATTGTGATAATATGTATTATATCGGAATCAACCCAGATAATCCGAATGATTTAACATATTATTGTAGAAACTGTAAACATGTAGATGAAGTTATTGGTGAAGAAGGTGTTTGTGTTTTAAAAACTCAATTAAAAAAAGGAGAACAGGAATTTAACCATTTAATTAACGAATATACAAAATTAGATCCTACTTTACCAAGATTATATAATATGAAATGTCCTAATAGTGAATGTGAAACTAAAAACGGTGTTATTTATATTCGCTATGATAATGATAGTCTAAAATTTTTATATATTTGCGTTGATTGTGATAGTAAATGGAAAACTGATGAACGTAATTAAGTAGAAAATTGAAAATTAATAATTGGTTTAAATAAATAACAATTTAGAAAAATTACTTTATCTACTTATAATAAATAAGTGTAAAATGGATAATGAGGATTATGTAAGTGATATAGATGATATTGAAGTTGAAGAATTATCTATTGACGATAATAAACCTATTAAAAAGAAAACAAAATTAATTGACGATGATGATGATGATGAGTTATCTATAATTAGTGATGATGAAGATGATGATGATGATGAGGATGATGATGATGAGGATGATGATGAAAAATCCATTATATCCGATGATAATAATTTAAACCTAAATAATAATACAATATATGTAAATTCAGATGATGACGATGATGATTATGACGATGATGAGGATGAAGATGAGGATTACTTACAAAAAATTAATAGTTCTGTAAAGAATAATATTATTAATCAATATCATCCAGAATTAAACGCACATAATTATGAAGAGATAGATGTTTTATCAAAAGTTGTAAGAAATTCTAATGGATTTGTTATTGATCCTTTACATAAAACATTACCTTTTATTACAAAATATGAAAAAGCTAGAATTTTAGGAGAACGAACAAAACAACTTAACGCAGGAGCAATACCATTTGTAGAAGTAGATGATGATGTTATAGATGGTTATTTGATAGCGTTAAAAGAATTTGAAGAAAAGAAAATTCCCTTTATTATCAAGCGACCTTTGCCAAATGGAGGATGTGAATATTGGAAAATGAGCGACTTAGAAATATTAACTTAATTATAAAAATTTATATAATTACATTATTAATATAAATTTTTCTTTTGACAAAAAGTAATATAAACAAAGAAACCTTATTTTAATTAAAGATTATGACATTAAAAAATACTAGAAAATTACATTGTTCTTTTTGTGGTGAAGAAGGACATTCTATTTATAATTGTCCTGATCCACAAATTGAATATCTATTAAAAGAGTTTCAAGAGTTAGTTGCAGTTGATTGGAAATGTAATCTAAAAACTAAATATTTAAAATTTATAATAAATTCATATAGTATTCCTGAACTACGTATTATTGGTTATAACTATGATATTACTATGAATAAAAAATCTAAACAAAATTTTATTTCAGAGATTATAAATTTTGCATATTCAGACACAGAACAAAATAATATTATTATACAATGTATGAATAATGATGAATTAATATATTATTCTAAAAAAATTGTTAATAATTCTCCTGAATGGAATAACAAACGTAAGTGCTCATTACAAAGAATTCAACAATTATTAGGTGTTATTCAAATAAACAATCCTAAAAAGAAAAATAACGTAAAAAATAATAATATTACATTTGAATTTGATGATTCTATACAAGATGATGATTGCGATAGTGAAATTAATGAAGAAAATGAAGAAGAATATAATTTTATATTTTATCCATTTTTTAATAATGAAGACTATAAAACTACTCCTATTTATATTTTACATGTTTTTTTATATATTTATGCTATTATGCTATCTTTTATTGGTATTGTTAGTAATTATGCTAACAACTAAGTCGTCTTTTTTTAGTATTTTTTTTTAAAAAGTTGTAAATTAATAAATGATCATAATTTATTAATTTATTTTCTATAGATTTATAACAAGTATCGCAAATTACATAATTTGTATTATATTTATGTGGAAAAACCCAAGAACATTTTAAACTTTTACATAAAGCATTTCCACATTTATTACAATCAGTTTTTCTTTTGTTACTATTACATTCATTGCAATTATCTGGAGTATTCATGATGCTATCTAATGATATACTACGACCTTGAATTAAATTTATACTCATTTTAATATTTTAATACTAATAAACTTACAAATAAAAAAATTATTCAATTTTATAGAAATATTTAATTATGTTTTCCAATTTTTACCACAATCTAAACAAGTTATAAAAATTGTTGCGGGTTCATCAGCACTTCTTGTTTGTAATTCATAATAAGTACATCTTTTAGATTTACACTTTTTACATGTAAACATATCAGTTGATGCTTGAATATTATTTGTAAATTTATTTTCATCTCGTTTTGTTTTTTGTTCTATTAATTCTCTCCAATGTAATGGGTCCATTTCCTGATGACTCATAAAAGCAATGGTTTTTGGTGCTATCTCATTATTTTTTATTTGTGATATAAATGATGGATTTTTTAAATTTATATATATAGTTCTAAGTCGGTCTAGGTATAATTGAACAAATAAAGGATTTTCCCATTTTTTTATAATTTTTTTACTATTTGCTTCTTTTAAAGCATAGTTAAATACACCTTTTTCTACATTTGTGCTCATTATGTTATTATCTATAAACGCATTTATTTTATTAACAATATTATTACGAAATTTAGAAGGCTGACTTATTTGACGCATTATATCAATATAATACAATTATTATTATATTTATATTTTTTCAATTTTTTATATATAATCTTCTTCTACTAATTCATTAGTATATTCACTATCAGTATCTACATTGGTTGATAAAAATACAGTTTCTGGTTTTTTTGATGTTTTTACCTTTTTTGTAATTTTTATAATCTTTTTTTTTGCTTTTGGTTTATAGTCACTGTCATCTTCATAATCATCATCTACTATAAAATCATCCTTTACGTAACCACTTTTAGTTTTTGGCAAATCATCATCACTTTCATCACTTTCATCACTTTCATCATTTAAACTTTCAAATCCTCCATATAATTTTTCGTAAATACATTTCCATTCTTTCAAATATAGATTATCTACGTTATCATTATTACCATTTACTATGACACAACTACCAAAAAATAATGTATTATCTATAGGTGGTGGAAATTCATATTTATTTTCTGAATTTGCACGACCAACTATTTTTCCATACACATTAATCGTATAGTTTTTATTATTTATCTTTATATTTTTCCATACACAATGTTTTTTAAACTCTGTTGAAGATTTAAACCCTCCTTTTTTATACAATTCATCTTCATTATAATTCTTTATAGTAGATTCTTTTATCGAACCATTCTTATCTATTATCAATATTGAAACTGTAGTCATTATAATTATACATAATCTATTATTTTTATATTTTTATTTAATATAATATTTTCATTTATCGTCAAAATATATAAAATCTTACCTTTTGTTTTATATATTAATAAATGTTTGATAATATTTTCATAGAGTTCTTTTTTAAAATTTTTATTTTTATTTCTATTATATGTGTTATACATTTATTATGGGAACATCTTAAAAATACTTATACTAAACCTAAAGTTAAAGATTTAGTAAATACACAAATTACAAAATATAAGCAAATTGTTGAAGAAATAAACGTAAATAAAGATAGTATAAATAATTCAGAAGAAGAATTTTTTGAAAACAAAGATAATCTACAAGAGATGAATAATGATTTATTGAGTTATATGAATTCACAAACACAACAATTTGTTACAGTAGATTAATTATATTATAAACTAATATAAATATTAATTGTACTAATTATATATCATGATTGACTTAACTAATATACAAGTTGGAAAATTAACTGATAGATTCCCACAATTTGAACTTTCATATGAAACTATTTCACATACGAAAGTTTCTTCTTCATATAATATAGTTACTGCTATTCCTGTTGGTAAAAAAATTTTATTATGGTTTACATTTTATAAAAATAAAGATGTTTGTTATATATTTGAATTAAATAAAGAAAAACGTATTACTAAGGGTAAAGTATTAAATTGTAATTTTGATTCATCTTTATCATTAGGAACTGTATTATATGGGTCTGTTATTAATAATGATTTAAATGAACCGGTATCTATTATTATTGATAATATTATATATTTTAAAGGTTTATATTTACAAAATACAGACAATATTAATAAATTACATTTATTACAAGTTTGTTTTTCTCTCATTTCAAAACAGGATTCATCACTTCCTATGCATATTTCTAACTTTTGGGATGTTAATATTGACAATTCCTTAGAACAATTCCCTAATTCTATTTCTTCCGAAATATTTGATACTATATGCTATCCTATACATCATATTCAATATAGATGCTCTCATGATAAAAAACCTTTTGTTAATATTTTCATTAATAAAAAATTAAATGTTGTAAATCTTCCTTCACAAAATAAGCAACAAAATCTATTTAATTTTAACTATATGCCTATTAAAATGTCATTTCATAAATCACAATACAAATATCCTACTATATTTCTTGTTTCAGCAGATATACAATTTGATGTATACCATCTTTTCGCATATGGTAAAAATAATCAAAAGGTTTATTACAATATCGCCTATATTCCTGATTATAAAACTAGCGTGTTTATGAATAAATTGTTTAGAAATATTAGAGAAAATGATAATCTAGACTATATTGAAGAGAGTGATACTGAAGAAGATTTCCAAAATATGAATGAAGATAAATACGTTGATGTTAATAAAGTTTTATATATGGAATGCTGTTTCAATAGAAAATTTAAAAAATGGGTACCTAATAAAGTTATCCACAGAAGAGAAAAGGTTGCTCATATATCGTTATTATAATTAATTCTTTCTGCATGACGTTCTTTCTGTCTTTCTTTCTCCTCTAAAAACCATTTTATTGTTTCTTTTGGTATTTTATTTTTGTTAATAAGTCGTTCTTTTTGTCTTTCTCTCTCTTCTAAAAACCATTCTATAGTTGTTTCTGATAGATTTGTTTTTTTTTCTAGTTTAATCTCTCTTCTTAATTTATTTTTTATATTACGTTCTTTATTGTTTTTTATTTGTATTTTTTTATTAGTCGAATATAAATTACTTATATAATTCTTCTTTTCCTTTTCTTTTTCTTCATAATAGGTTATCATCTTATTATGTTTTTCCGGTTTATATATTTCTTTATAATTCATTATTTTTAATTCTTGTTTTTTTGATAATACAGGTGGTGTAATTATATTTTGCGATTGTTTTATAGTTTTACGTTTATTATATTCATCAATATGTTCTTTACGATATTTTAATAGTTTATAATATAATTCATTTGAACGATTGCGTGTATATTCATCGTATATTTTATTTTTTTCTTCATCTATATGTTTTACATATTCTAAACGTTCTTCTATTGTTTTTTTACGTAATTCATCCCTTTCATTTTTCCATTCTGATTCATTATTTATATTTTTAAATAATGGGTTTTTCATTAGTGTTGAAATTTGTTCTTTACGAATTTCATATAATCTTTGTTTGTTCTTTTCTTGTAATTTTAATAAATGATTCTCCATATTTATTATTTTTTCATTTCGTTCGTTTTCTTTTTTTGTTAAAAAAATATTCTCTTCTTCATTTTGTTGTTTTAATATTTCATTTTCTCTCTTATCTATGATATCTTTACGTATTTTTAATTTTATTAATCTATCATTTAATTCAGTAAATCGTTTATTTCGTTCTAACTCTTTATTTTTTTCCCAATCTTCTTCATCTATTATATTATTAAATATTTCTAATTTTTTACGCTCTTCTTCTTGAATTTTTCTTCTTTCTGCTTGTCTAACTTCTTTATATTCGTTATATTTTTTTAATTTTTCTACAGTAAACATTTCTATATAATGAGAAAATATGTATTATTAATTATTATTTATTCAAAGTCCTAATTCTGATATATTCAATAAACATTGTGTATCTTTTTTTTCATATTCATTATCATACGATTCGCCATTAACACATAGTTCTTTCGGTTCATATACACGATTCCAAGTTTTATCTGTATCCCAATCTAAGTTCATTGTATTATATTTATTACTACTTATTTGTCGAATACGATAATTACATTTTTTATAAAAACGTCGGCGTTGAACCCATTGTTTTTGAAATAAATCATGATTATCTACTATATCTACTACTATTGGATTGTTTCCCTTTACACGTAATATACGACCTACTGACTGTGTTATATCCGTCTTTGGAGTTACCATTACTAATGTTGATAATGTTTTTATATCTAATGCTTCAGCCGCCATCGCATATGTTGCTAATACTATCTGTTTTGTTTCTGTTTCTTGTAAATCATGTTGTTTCATTCCACCTACATAATAGCCTATAGAACCTATATTACGATTACTTATACTTTCAAATAAATATTTTAATAAACTACGGTTATGACCTAATATCATTATCTGTTTTGATTCATTCTCTATTAATAAATCTTGTATTACTTTTATTATAAAATCACTACGAGGACCATAATCACATAATTTTGAAATCATTGTACTATATTTTGGATTTCCACGATAATCATATTCTTCTTCATTAAATTCAATATCATTTGCTATGTAATTTATAGCACGAACATTTACTATATCTTCATCTTTTCTTTCTTCTGTATAAATTTTTTCACCTATAAACATGTATAATACTTTTGTTAATTGATCTTTTCTATCAACTGTTGCTGATATACCTAACATATTTGGAGTTACTATTTTTAATAAAGATTTTGAAAATTGCTCACTTCCTATTCTATGAACCTCATCTATTATTGTTAATCCAAAATCTACAAACGCATTTGAACCAAAATCCTTATCATATAACGTTTGAAGCATACCTATTACTATATCTTTTCCTTCTATATCAAACACTTGCCCCTGAATCTTACCTATTTTTGCTGTTGGTAAGAAATCATTTATTCGTTCTATCCATTGATTCATCAAAAATTCTTTATGAACAATAATTAATGTTTTTTTATTTATTTTTGATATTATATTTAATGCCATTATTGTTTTTCCACGACCACATGGGACTTCTAGTATGCCACCATTACCATGTTCTTTACTTGTTTTACTTATTGGTGTATTTATATAATTCATATAGACATTTACTATTTGTTCTTGATAATCACGTAATACTTGTGTAAATTCTACTTTTATATCTTTTCCTTCTTCTATTTCACTTTCTTTTGGTAATCCATATCTTTTTATACCATAAAACCGTGGTAAATAATATTTCTTATTACTTTCACGAAATATATAAAATGAACCTACATCTGAATTCTGAGGACCTCCAAATGTTACTGGTTTCACATATAATTCTTTACGTATATATTCTTCATCCTCTTTACTTATTAATACTTTAGGTATTGTGTATCCTTTCTTTCCTAGATAAGAATTATTACATATTTTTTCCTTATATTCTTCTGTTAATAATAGTTCGTTAGATTTTGGTTTATACTTATTTTTATAAAATTTTCTAAATGCAGACATTTTATTATATAATAAGATTACTTTAGGATATTTCAATTTTTTCTTTTTTACTAGGTTTTTACCGTGAAAAATATAATACTATTCTATAATATATTATAATTATGAATTTCTTATCTACCATTTCCTCTTCTATTAATTTAGATACTATTGTTCTTGCTATGTCTATCTTTTATATTGTTATGCCTATTGATATGCCCGATTTCATTTCTAAGTTTGTAGATACCAGCGTTGGTATGTTTAGCTTATTTGGTCTTGCTATATATCTTTTCTTCAGCAAACATATTAGTAAATATGCTGCTATTATATTTATTATTGCTGCATATGAACTTATACGCCGTAGTAGTAATATTAACGGCAAAGTTGCTATGGTCAAATATACACCTACACAAGCTAAAAAAGACGAAAAAATGAAAAAAATGAACCCTGTTGCTTCTGTATCTTTAGAAGAAGAGGTTGTAGAACAAATGGCTCCTATTGGTAAAAGTGATATTAGCGTATATACTTCTTCTACTTTTAAACCTGTCGCTAATGACGTTGGTTCTGCTTCTATGTTTTAAGTTTCCAAATAATATAAACACATTATATTGATTTACAATATAATGTCTGAAAAATATGTTGAAATCAAAAATCTTAATTTCAAATATGAAAATAAAACTATATTTAACGATTTATCATTAGAACTGTATAATAACAATTGCTATATACTAGCAGGTCTCAATGGCTGTGGAAAATCTACTTTAATGAAAATTATTAGTGGTAAATGTTTATGTGAATATGATAAAGTAAAAGTATTAAATAAAGACCCATTCCGTGATACTACACTTAATAATGATATCGCATATATTGATAATAATTGGGGAACTCAAACTGTTGCTTTTAGTGGATACAATGTTCCACTACATTCTAGCTTACTTGTTAAAGATATGATGAAAGACCTTAAGAATAAATATCCTGAACGAAATAAAGAATTATTAGAACTTTTATGTATAAATCCAGAATGGAGATTAAATGCTGTGAGTGAAGGGCAACGTAAAAGAGTTCAACTTTATCTTAATTTAATTAAACCTTTTAAAATTTGTTTATTAGATGAAATCACTGTTAATCTTGATTTATTAGTTAAAGATAGATTTATGAATTATTTAAAAAGAGAAACGGCACGTAGAAATTGCTGTATAGTGTATGTTACTCATATTTTTGATGGTCTGGAAGAATGGGGAACTAAACTTATATATATGAAAAATAGTAATGATATTAGTATTACTAATGTTAATACTATACCAAGTATTTATAAATTTTTATTAACTAGTTTTAAACAAGATTTTGTTAATACTATTGAATCTGAAGGAACATTAATTGATATAAATTTGAAAAACGCAGGTGGATATTCTCATGGTGTAATCGGGACTACCAATTAAAATATATAATATGTTGAATATTTTACATATTATATTATGGCTTTTATGCTTATGGCGTTTGTGCTTCTATTTTCTTCTTAAAACCTATTACTATTGCTACTAATACAGATAATCCTCCACCAAATGCTGCTATTATATTACCGGCAGTAGTTCCTGTTATACCACCTGTAAATACTAATGTTCCTACTATTGCTAATACTACTGTTAATAAAGCTACAAATGCTGATAAATTATCACTACTTATAATTACGGACAATGCTGCTGAAATTGTTGGTATTAATTCATCAAATGCCAATGGATCTATACTTTTTGCATCATTTGAATCTGGATCTGATACCTTTAGTTTTCCTTTTATATTTGTTGTCATAAATTCTGGATCCATCTTTTTGATACGAATTAATCCTACTGATAAAATATAAAAAACAAACATAAATACACCTACTGAAACTAAATGATAATCCCCCGTTGCTGTTCCTGTTGATATTAATGGAACTATTATAAAGAAAAATGTTATTATTGTTAATAATATATCAGACGCTCGAATACGTTCAAAACGTTTTTTTATATTACTATCATATGCTAACGCACTTCCATCTATAATTAAATGCTTATAACATAAGGGAACAGTTACATAAGATATTAATAATGCTAACAAAAACATACCATAATTTACTGTTGTTTTCATTAAATCTGACTCTTGAGTCTGTGATATCATTTTACTATTTATAGGAACATTATAAAAGTCTACTTCGTCTTCACTTACACCGGTTGGGCTACAATCTATATATATTTCTTCAGCATCACGAATTGAAATATAATTGTTTGGTATTGTAAAATATTTATTAGTTTGAGGAAAACTTGGAAATAATTGTGTTACATTTACGAAATTACTTATTTTCTCTTCTGAATTTCTATTTATAAATATTGGTGTTGTGTAAATACATACTTTATTTGAATCACTTTCATATAGTATTCCTTTTGTATCTGTTGTTGGCGATATACTATTAAAAGTAAAATCTATATTTATAGCATCATTATCTTTAATTGCTAAAATTTTATCAATATCATTTTCGTCATTATTTAATACAGAACTTTTCTTTAATAAATAACAACTATAGAATAATTTATTATCGTCTGATGAGTGTTCTATTATCATTTCACCTATTATATTATCATCATTAGTTGTTATATTTAATATATTATTATGGATTAAACGGGTAATATATATTTTATTATGTCTATAATTTGTTGAAATATTACCTTCTGTTAAAAATATATTATTTTCTGATGAAGAATTTTGATAAAGTAATGTAAAAGGTGACCGTTTATCATTTGGCACTTCTGCTTCATTCTTATTTACGGTAACCCTTGGATAATCTAATACTATTTTTTTATCAAACTTTTGATTTTTATTAGGGTCAAAATCTGTCATATTCTTTATTATATACTATAAAGAATATATATAGTTTTTTTTCAAATTTAATAATCATTTGTCTAAAGGTTAGGAATATATTGAAATAAGTTATTTTCATAAACTGTTACTTTAAATATATCATTATAACCTTCTACATAGACAGTATCTCCATTATTTATATCATCACAACCATATTCTCCAGTACAACTCTTACCATTTACACTTATTGGTAACTTTGTATTCAAATTACCATTATTTGCTATTGTATAATATTGCCATTTATCACGACCAGACATTACACGTCTTCCCATTAAAGGTAATATCTCATTCTCTCCTTGACTTTTTGTATTTGTTAATATTCCTATTTGCTGGTAGCTACTATTTACTGCTCTTGTTTGAATATTTACTGGAAGTCCGGATACTTCTGGTATTCCACGAACATCTGGAATATTTCTTGGATAAAATAAATCATTCGTTTTTAATGGAGGAGCATAAGGATCATTTATTGTATCATTACGTTCTGATATTGGACGTAAAGCATGATGTATTCCATTTGATATAGATATTTCATTCTTATTTTCAGAATTGCTAAAATCCCATACTCTATAATAAATTATATACCATAATACTATTAATATTAAAATTATAAATAATAATGTAATATTCTCTATGCATATTACTCCAGGAGCACACTTCTTTGCCATATTATAATTATATAATATGGAAATATTATTTATTTAAAATGAAAAAGCATTTACTATTTTCGCAAAACCATCAAATATTTTCATTAAACCACCTGTTGATAATGGTATTATATGCTCATTCAAATCATCCGCAAAATCACCTGCCTTACGCACAAACGCTACTGGCTTTAATCTACGACAATTATAACATTTATCTCTTACTGATTTTGAAAAATGAATTACATGAAATCCAAAATGATCTATTGTAAATCTATCTAATTTTTCTAAATAATACCATATATTGTATTCTATTCTACTACCTGCTTTCGCACTTCCAGTTAACCAATCTAGAATTAAAAATACTAACATTGGTATTAAATATAATATTGAACCTATTATCTCTAATAAATAATAAAATGCACATGTTGTAAAATTCTTCATCATTTTCATTCCACAAAAGAAATTTGATATTCCAAATACCCATACTGTTTGAATAAATCTTGATATACTCATCGCACCAATAAACATTCCTTGTGGCAATTCTATAAACTCTTGAGCTACTCCTTCAAATATTTGAAATAATCCTTCTCCTACACCAATTGCTACACCAATTAATGTCATTATTAATGGAAGTAATATTGCGGCTCCAAACATATTTTATTTTATACTATTATATATTTCTTACATATAATAGTAACTAATTATTTACTTTTTTACCATTTTATATTGAGAGTATTTATTCATAAATGCCTCAGCTTTATCTAATATTGGGTCCATTTTACTTATTCCTTCTATTAAATCATCTTGAATTGCCTTAAATTCTGGGTATTCTTCTTTTAATTTTTCAAATTGACGTTTCATTTCATCTTTTGTTTTATCAGATAATTCATTTGAATTTGGTGCGTCATCTAATTCTTCCTCTTCATCATCTTTTTTTGATTTATCTTTCTTTTCATCTTTCTTTTTTTCATCTTTATCATCATGTTCTCCACGTTTTCCCTTTCCTTTAAAACCCTCTAAACCTGCTTTTGACAAACCCATTCCTATCATTTTAGATACTGTTAAGGCTACACACAATATTACTATCATATTTTTACTAAACTTTGATGTTAAAAAACCTACTAAACTTAGAATTATTATTGATAGTATATCATTATTATTTACATGTATTACTAATTGCACTATTGTCATAAATAAAAATAAATATAAAATCAATTGATTTTGGAGTATAGGCTGAAAACTATACTTCATTTTTAATATTTTTCCTGGTGAAGGAATATTTACAGAACTTGGAATTTTCATTAGTATTTTATAAATTATATAACGAAATTAATATTAGATTCCTAAATTATAAATTATCTTCTTTACTATCGTCTTCTGTTTTATACAACGATGGAATATCTCCACCATATATCTCTAATACTTCTTTTACTACTTCTTCTCGTTGTATATCATCTTTTTGAAATTCTATACTTGTTATACTTGATGAACGCTTACCTTTAAATTTATCCAAAAAATCTTCTAGTCCATTATCCTGTGTCGGTCTATCATACTGGTCTAAATCTCCTGTTACTATTAAACGGCTATTCTCGCCTAAACGAGTCATTAACATCTTCATTTGTGCTATTGTCGAATTTTGCATCTCATCTGCTACTATCCAGCAATTTTTAAACGTACGTCCTCTCATATATCCTAATGGTGCTATTTCTATTAACTTATCTTCCATTAATGTTACTACTTCTCGAGGAGTTATAAACATATGTAATATATCATATATTGGTCTTATCCAAGGTGCCATCTTATCTTCTAATGTTCCTGGTAAATAACCTAAGTCTTCATCTACGGATACAGATGGTCTTGTAAATATTAACTTTTCATATACACCTAATAAAAAATTTCGAATACCCCATTCTGTCGCAAATAATGTTTTTCCTGTTCCTGCTGGACCAGTTGCTACTACTATCTTTTTATTTTTATGTTTTAATTGACTGTTATAATATTCTTGACTTGAGTTTTTAGGGGTTGTAAATTTTGAATCAAACTTTTTTTTTTCATTTATTGATAAGTGGTGCATATTTTCGTAATAAGACCTTTGGCGGGTGATTGAAGTTTCATTTTCTATATCAGTATGATATTCTTTTAATATTTCCTTGTCATTTTGCTTTTTTGATTTACGACCACGCTTCTTATGGTCTGGCTTTTCGTCGCCTAGGTAATCATCCATATCAATACATGATTTCTTCATTCACTTCTAATATAATATATTCTTAAATAAATTTTATTTGAACTATTTATTTATGGTCTATCTATTATATATTCTTTTTTTTTGGTATTACACCTAATATCTAGTAATATTAAATATAAAATATTTTATAGGTTTCTTTAATTTAATTTTTGTTATATGTAATATTTTTTTTGTATATAATACATAATTACTATTGTTTTTTTATAATATATATGATTTTTCTTTTTTATGCAATAAATACTTTTTATAAACAAAATAAAAATCTACCGTCTATATTATTTAGACAAGCAAATGTCAGAATCTCCACCTAAGACTAGTAAAATCATGGAATCTTCTTTTACTGAACCATTATTGCAACAAGATGATAATAGATATGTTATGTTTCCTATTCAACATAATGATATATGGGAAATGTATAAACGTTCTATTGATTCTTTTTGGCATACTGGTGAAATATCACTCGCACAGGATTTAAATGATTGGAATAAATTATCTGATGATGAGAAAAATTTTATAAAAATGATATTAGCATTCTTTTCTAGTAGTGACGCTTTGGTTACTGATAATCTTGGATCTCGCTTTATGAATGAAGTTCAGCCTTCAGAAGCTAGAGCATTTTACGCATTTCAAATTGCCATTGAAACTATACACTCTGAAATGTATAGTATATTAATTGATACATATATTAAAGATAACACCGAAAAAGATAAACTATTTAAAGCTACACAAAATTATCCTAGTATTTCTAAAAAATTTAAATGGGCTGAAAAATGGCTTAATGATAAACGAAGTGGATTCGCTACCAGATTAGTCGCATTTGCTATTGTTGAAGGTATTTTCTTTTCATCTTCTTTTGCTGCTATTTATTGGATTAAAAAAAGAGGTCTTATGCCTGGACTTACTTTTTCTAATGAATTAATATCACGCGATGAAGCATTACATACCGAATTTGCTACTTTATTATATTCTAAAATTGTTAGAAGAATTCCTAAAAAAAAACTTTATGAAATTATTAAAGAAGCTGTTGATATTGAAAAGGAATTTATTACTGAATCTATACCATGTAAAATGATTGGTATGAACGCAAAACTTATGACACAATATATTGAATTTGTTGCTGATAGATTATGCTTACAACTTGGTTATGATAAGTTTTATAATTCACCTAATCCTTTTGACTTTATGGAACTTATCAGTGTCGATTCTAAAGTTAATTTCTTTGAACGTACTAATTCAGAATACGCATTAGCTAACAAAACGGTTGATGATAATGTATTTAACATGGATACCGACTTTTAATCGAATCACTTACATTTACTGAGATACAATCTTCTTCATTTTTACAATATTCTAGAGCTGATTTTAACGCACATTCATGAGTTTTCTTATTATTGTAATTATCATGTAATATTATATCTCGTATAAAACCTATCTTACCTAAGTTTGAATGAGTATTTCCTATTCTAATTGATATTGTAGCAACAACTATTTTTGTATTTATATTCTCTAATATTATTACCTTATATTCAAAATTATTTAATAACTCATTTGAGTATAATAATTTTCTATAATTATCTGGTAACATACTCATTATCATATAATAATTATATTTAATATCATCTTCATTTAACATTCTTGGATATAATAATGGATCATTTATTGCTATATTCATTGTACTTTATATATACATAAAATTGAATTTTATAATTAATATTAATTAATATTTAAATATTATTTAATATGGAGTGGTCTTTTAATAGAAAAAGAATGCTTTCAGTTATTGAAACTAACGAAAATCCAAAAATTACTTACTATGTGTGTTGTTGTATTCCTAAGCGAAAAAATAAATATAAAACTAATAGTGATGGAGCACTTGTTGATACTTTAATACAAAATACTACAAATAGTCCTATTCATTAGTAAAACTAATATTACGCAACAATATAGATATATAGTTATTAATATATTTAGTAAAAGTCTTATAATTATCTTATAAATATCTTATAGTAATTATATACATGCCTAAGGTTAAAATTGATTATTCCAATATTATTTTTTATAAAATTTCATGTAAAGATTCTAATATAATAGACACCTATATAGGTCATACTACAAATTTTATACAAAAAAAACATACTCATAAAATTAATTGTGAAAAAGAAAATAACAATTATAAATTATACAATTGCATAAGAGAAAATGGTGGTTGGAATAATTGGAATATGACAATTATTGATTTTCATAATTGTAAAGATATATATGAAACAAAACAAATTCTTACACGCTATATTAAAGAATTTAAATCTACATTAAATAATATTCAACCTCTACCTTTAAAAGAACCAATGTTAAATACTATCGAGTATAATAATAGTGATTCTCATTATGATAAATATAAATTTTATTGTAAAAAATGTAATTATTCATGTGATAAGAAAAGTGATTTTAATAAACATATTAATAGCAAAAAACATAATGCTATAGAATGCTATAAAAATGATAGCATAAATTCTTTAATTTGTAAATGTGGTAAAACTTATAAACATTCATCTAGTTTTTATAGACATACAAAACAATGTAAAAATAAAATTGATATAAACAAAAATTCTTGTATGGAAAATAAAAACGTTGATATAAATTGGAAAGAAATGTTTTTAGAAAAAGAAAAACAACTCATGGAAACACAAGACAGGTTAAATTTAATGATCAAAATGTATCATGATTTAGTTAATAAAGATTTATAATTATATTTACATATTTTACGCAAAAAAGTGCAAAAAGTACAAAAAAGAAATGGTTCAGCGACAAAAAAAAAGGACAAAAATAAATGTCCATTTTTCGTTTTCTGAGAATAGAATTTTTTAAACATTGTTTAAAAATACGCTTCTCTGCAAAATGCATTAAAACATTTTTTTTTATGCATTTTTTGTTATGATAAAAAAAATAAATATTTTACGCTGAAAAGTATTTAGGCGATTTTTATATTTCCATATATATATAAATGGAAATAAATAAAGTCGCCAAAAATCGCCAAAAATTTTATTGTAAAAAATGTAACTATACTTGTAGTAAATTAAGTGATTGGAATAAACATAATTTGACTCGGAAACATAATATGGAAATAAATGGAAAGAATGGAAATAGAAAATCGCCACTTATATTATCGTGTGAAAAATGTAATAAAACCTTTAAAACAAATTCAGGTTTATGGAAGCATAAGAAAAATTGTAAAATAAATAGGGATAATTCTGAAGAATTGTCGGATACAGATACAAATTCTGAAAAAGAAGAAGATGTAAAAGGAGAGGTAGATTCATCATTAGTATTAGAATTACTAAAAGACAATAAAGAGATGAGGATGTTATTAATAGAACAGAATAAACAAATGATGGAATTAGCAAAGAAAGCAGGAACAACAAATAATATAGTAAATAATACAGTAAATAATAATAAATTTAATTTGAATGTATTTTTGAACGAGAAATGTAAAGATGCGATGACGTTAAAAGATTTTGTAAAATCAATAGAAGTAACAGTAAAGGATTTTATAAATACAGGTGAAGTTGGATTTGTAAATGGAATATCTCAAATAATGTTGAATCGAATAAATGATATGGAAATTCAAGATCGTCCATTACATTGTACAGATTTAAAACGAGAAACTATTTATATAAAGGATGATGAAAAATGGGAGAAAGATGAAAATAAACAGAATTTGCGTAAGGCAGTAAAACAAGTAGCGAATAAAAATTATTATACTGCGAATGATTGGATGGATGAAACACCTAATTCTAAAATAATGGGTACAAAGGAATATGAGGACTTTTTTAAATATGCGAATGAATCCACTGGTGGTGTTGGAGAAGAACAGACAAAATCATTTGAAGATAAAATAATGAAAAATGTAATGAAAGAAGTAACAATAGATAAAGAAAAAGCATTAGAATAAGTAATATAAAATATTATCAATATTATATAAACAATGAAACCTATAGATAATATTCCTAATAAAAAAACAGTAATAACAAATATTAATTTAGGAAGTTCTGATAAAACTTTTATTCCCATTGAACCATTTAGTCCTGCGAATGAAAATCATAAATTAGCAAAAATAAATATAAAAAAAGATGTTAATTTCGATATACCAACTATAATTCGTGAGTCAATGAAAAATAATTATGACGTATTAACAAATACGGAAAATGAAAGTGATTATAGTGAAGAAAGTGATGTAAATGAAATTTTTAACCATGAAGAAATAAATACTTATTTTAATCATGTTTTTATAAGTTCATTATCAATCGTAGGGTTATTTATGTTATATAGATTAATACAAAAAACAAAATAATGTAATAATAACAAAATTATTTTATTATTATTTAGATATTTATGCTACATCGCATTGGCATGGGTAACCGTCAGCTGCGTATCCTATACAACATGCCGAATATGCGGTTCCACAATCTCCGCAATTTGAGCCTGATGTTCCAGACCCACCTTCTTGTAGGTGACAATCACATGGGTATCCATCAATAGCAAAACCAATACAACAAGTTTGATAAGCAGTTCCACAAGTTCCACAATCAGGAGAGGATACAGTATATTTATCAAATTTACTATAATCACAATTTTCTTGTGGCATAACAATAGGTTTGTTAATATATTTAATAAATCCCATATTGGTTAAACTTTGTGTTACAATATCACTATACTTATCATAAAATAATTGAACATTTCTAGTAAGAACAAAAAGAGATAATTGTTTATCATCAGAAATAATAGAATACTGGTATTGGTTATCAATTACAGGACCTAATTCAATTACCCAATAAGGAGAAGGCTTAGAAACACCATCTAACATAACAGTCAATTTACCACCAATATCATCGTTTTGATAAAACGCATAACCCTTAATTTGTGAAACTTTACCGTTTGTATTAATTTGACTATTTAAAACACTAATGTTATTATTATTTAAACCATAATCAGCAACCGCACAAGTGCCTTTACCTTGAAAAGCCATATCAAATTTATCTTCATATACTTGATACCATCTTCCATAATACATATTTAAATCTAATGTATCAACTGGAGTAATACTTGAATTAATTTCAATCTGGTCCATTTTATATAGATCAACACCAATTTTAACAGGACCAAATCCATGTTGTTCGGTAGTATAATAAGTATATCCTTTGTCCAAACAAGGGGTATTAGTATCAGCTTTAGTTAGTTGTGGTTCAAATACATGATATTTGTTATAATCTTTCGGGTCGATACAACTTTCACCACATCTATTTTTAGGAAATAGTGGAATACTATAATATTTTTCAGTTCCAGTGGGACAACTAGAACAACACATATTATTTTCAAAATATTTATCATGTAATCCAGAAGGACACTTAAGTAAATTGTTTTTTTGACAAATTTGAGGAATAGAAAAACTATCTTTAAATCTTTCTCCTTCATCAGTATTAGGGTCGATACCATGGTAATTTTTAAATTGAACAGAAAACCATTCAGAACCCATTGCTCTACTTTGCCATTGTATTAGTTCAATGCCATTTACACACATTTCACAAGGAAGCGTATATGCTCTCCAATCTTGTGAAAGTTTATCTTTTACAGTCCAAGACCAACTCCATTCATCTGCTTCTATAGTCTTACCAAAATTAGTAACATTAGCATTTCTCCAATAAACATCAACCTTTTTTGTAGGATTAGAATAATGTACGTTTGGAATTTGAAATTGAACTTGATTTCCGTTTTGTTCTTCCCAACAACAATTAACCGCATCGCACCCTAGTAAATATCGTTTAGCATTACTTGTATGTGGAACATAAATTAAACGTTGGCAACCTGTATAATTACTCCACATAGCACTTGGTTTATCATCTGATGGTGTTTCTACAAACATATATGATTCAATACCTTTACCTCCTCCGGGAGCTCCAGGTTCAATTGTTTCGGCAACCCACATAGATGGCAATGTAGGATAATCAGTGGTAACTTCTTGAGATAAAATACCAGCAAAACCTGTGATAATTAACATAGAAAAAAACATTTTCTGAATACTCATTGTATATAATTATTTTATATTTTATGTTTAAGTTATTACATAAAATAATTAAAAAATGTGTTAATTAAATTACTTTACATTTTATGGCTACGTTTATCCTCTTTTCTCATAATAAATAATTCTTGTTTAAGCTTCAACTTGTTTTCCGCTCTTTCTCTTTTAGCCTGTTCTTTCTCTTGAATCTTTTGCAGTTTAGCCTGTTCTTTCTCTTGAATCTTTTGCAGTTTAGCTTGTTCTTTCTCTTGAATCTTTTGCAGTTTAGCCTGTTCTTTAGCCTGAATCTTTTGCTGTTTAGCCTGTTCTTTAGCCTG